TTGGTGAGCTTGCCCATGCTCTGGATGTTCAGGTTCTTGCCCTTTTCAAAGGCGCTGGTGCAGCCGGTCTTGTCAATGTATCTCATGTCGTTTCCTCCGTGTTCCGGGGTGTTTCCCCCTTTGTTGGTGTCATATTAACTCTGAATCGCACATATATCCAGTCAATTCTGAGCTATATACGACACAAAGATCAGCGGTGGAAACTGTGTATATTACGCCATGAACGACCAAAAGGGCCGAAGCCCAGATGGTTTTCGGAGGGGTCAGTTCAGGCTGAAAAGATAACCGTGGCGTTTCTCATGATCCCCGGTGAAGCAGTCCTTGTTGCCGTTGACTTCAACCAGGCCCTGCAAGCTGCAGCCGTTCTGCTGGAAAAGCCATGCGGTTTCCACCGCACTGGACCAGCCAGAAGAGAAGGTAAACTTCTCGATTCCAAGCTGCCGGAGGGTAGCGATCAGCCCCGGGACCTCTTTGTCCCAAATGACATCGTGGAAGTCAATGTTGTCGTTCCCGTTCCGGCGGGCTTCAGCGTAGGTCCGGTAGATGCCTGGGTTTTCTGCGACCTGGGAAGGAAGGCCCTGCTCCCAAGTCTTGTGCGCGGTGCGGGCCGCTGCCTTGCCCGCTTCGTCGCCGATCAGGTCGGCGGCGTCGTAGGCTCGGATGATTTCCTGCTCCTGGAGGAATGCTGCTTCGAAAAGGTTCTTCATGTTTATGCCTCCTATCAAAGGGTGATGGCCTTGCCGGTGAGGACGTCGACCACCTTGGCACCGGGGCCAAATGCGGCCCGCATCTCGGCGCGTTCTTCCAGGCTGGGTTCGTGGGCCTGCTTGCGGTATTCGGCCAACTCGGCGGCAACCTCGGCCTCTCTGGCGGCGGTGGTGGCCTCAATGCTAACCGCGTCGGTGATGTGGGCCAGCTTCTCGAGCAGGTCGCTCATCAGAACCCGGCCGATGCAGTTGCGGGCGATGCCCTGGTCGTCGATGGTGATCTTGCCGTCGGCCAGTTCCTTGCGGAGCTGCTCCAGCTCGCGCTCTGCGTTGCGCTTCCAGAATTCGCCCAGGCTGCCGTTCAGTTCTCTTTCAAATCTTGTCATGTTCATGACCTCCGTTCGTTTTGTTGTGCACATATTAGCTCTGAAAGAGCACTATATCAAGTCAATTCCGCGATATAAATCGCCGAATAGTACACAATCATTTCGGCCGGAAATTGTGTAGATTATGCCAAAAAAGAAAGAGCCTCTCGGCTCCGTTAGGGTTGTGCCATGCACCAGGCGATGGCGTGTCCGTTGTCCTCGAAGGTCTTGTCTGCCTTGTAGATCAGGCTCAGGCGGCACTCGATGTCACCGACACCGGCTTCTTCAGGAGTCTCGACGAACTCGTAGACGGAGGCGGTGAAGCCGCCCTTCCAATGGTAGTCGGTCACCAGCACCCGGTCCCCGTACTTGAGGACCGCACCGTAGCTTGCGGTCACCTTCATCTGAAGGCGCTCCATGGTAGTGAACTCGGTCATGGTCAATCCCTCCTTAGCAAATGGCGGCTGCGAAGTAGTAGCCGAATGCGTCGCGGCCGATCCCGAAGCTGCTGTCCAGGACGCCGTTCTTGCGGTCGTCTGCCTGGGCCGCTTTGGCCAGGGCGGTGGCGGCCTTCTTGGTTTCGGCTCTGGTCAAGCCGGATTCGAAGTGGTAGCTGCCGTCCTTCTGAAGGCGGCGAATCATCTCGGCGGTGGGCTTCTTCATTGCTGTGTCCTCCTTAACCGTTCTTCTTGGCGGCTTCGAGGCCCATGCGGTAAGCCTCGGCGATGGCTGCTTCGATGCCCCAAACCGGGACCTCGATGAAGTCTTCAAAATCGCATCCGCGCTCCTGCAGGTCGCCGCGGCTCTCGACTGCGGCAATGTACTTAGCGGCCAGGGTGTAGGCCAGGTTCTGTTCTTTCTTGGTGAGCTTCTTCATTAGGGGTTCCTCCGTTCGTTTTGTTGTGCACATATTAGCTCTAAAAAACCACTATATCAAGTCATTTCGGCGATATAAAACGCCGTATTGTACACAAAGATTTGGAGGATAAATTGTGTATATTACAACGACCAAAAGAGCCTTGCGGCTCCTTCGGCGGGGTGGGTTTAGAAGTTGTAATCGTAGAACTCGTGGCGGCCTCTGCCGATCCGGATGCTCTGGTCGCCGCCGGTGGTGTAGCAGCCCATCTTCTCGCTCCAGTAGCACCGGGTCTTGGAGGCGTCAGGGTTGCGTTCGTAGGTGTAGCTCTGCTCGTCCTGGTTGGTGCAGTGGGCTGCGAAGCCGCCGGGAATCCACGCGGGTTTGAAGTTGGGGTCCAGGGTGGCCTTGTCCCGCTGGATCGTGATGGTCCTGGCGGTCTTGGCGATCACCGTGCAGGCGTGGGCGTCGCTGTAGAAGTACATCGTTACGCCGTCGCCGACCTCGATCTCCCGGTTGAGTTCCTTGCGCAGCTCGCGCTCCAGGTCTTCCTGCTTGCGGCTGGCCTCGCGGCCGAAGCTGGTCCAGTAGGCTCTCCAGAGCTGATCGTGGTTCTCGGCGGTTCTCTCGGGATTCTCGAAAACCATGGCCTTGACGGTGGCCTCTTCCTGTGCTTCCAGGGCTGCAAGCTCGTTTCTAATTTCTTCAGATCTCTTCATGGTGTTGTCCTCCGTTTGTGTTGAATTTGGGTGTGTACTCCTTTGGTGTGACACATATTAGCTCTGAAAGAGCACTATATCAAGTCATTTGGGGAACATAAACTACACAAACATCCGGGGACAAAACTGTGTATTTTAGAGCTCTTTGGTATGGTCGTGGATGATCGCCAGGATCTTTTCCTGCTCGTCCACCGGTACCCCAATGGACTCCAAAGCCTCCAGGACGCCACAGTCGGGGCACACGGGCGTTTTGTTGTCCGCCCGGGACAACGCTGGCACCCCATGGTACTCTTGGCCACAGCGGGGGCAAATTGCGGCCCTGCGTTCCTTTTTACCCATATCACTTCACCTCCTTGCTGTCCGAGATGGCCTGCAGGAGATACTCGACATCAAAACCGAAGGTCCGGTAGCCGTCGGCGCAGGTGTACAGGTACTGCCGGGTCGGGATGCCCAAGGGGCGCTCCTCATGCATGATGTAGACCATGGCTTTCCGGCGGCGTGTCTTGCCGGTCCTGATCCCGGTGAAGGTTACGGTGAGCTCCCGCTTGTAGTAGAAGTGCGGGAAGCCCTCGTAGCGATCCAGGGAGCATTCGTCCTCCGGGGCGATCTCCCAGATGGCGACCGGTACCTGGTAGCCGGGGTTTTCTTCGATGGTCAGGTAGGAGCCGGCCTTGCTTCCCTTGAACAGCAGCTGCCAACCGTCCAGAATGGCGGTGCCAACCACCCGAGCAGTTGGGCACCGGTAGCGCATCTGATTCACATTGAGGTTGCTTCCGTAGGCGATGTAGTAACGTTTGGACATAAAAAATTCTCCTTTCAAAAGTGCCTTCTACCACCTTAAGACCGCCGAGGCGGTCAAGGGGCTGTTCGGTGGGCTCGGCTCAGTTGGCGATTCTGCCGTTTCTGAATGCCGTGTCGCCGTCCAGGCGCTTTGTCAGGAGTTCTCGTGCGGTCTGGAACTCGTCGCCGATGAAGCCGAGGCGAAGGAGCCAGGTGCGCATTGCGTATTTGGGGTTTTCGGTCTGCTGGGGCTTGGGGCTTGCGGTTCTGACCTCTTTGGCCATTTCGGAAAGGGCCAGGCAAAGCTGAATGTAGCTCTTGAGCTGTCCGGCGTGGAGGCCGTTGCGCTTGCCGTTGGCAGGTGCGTCGAACTGGAAAAGCCGAAACTCGATGGTGCCCTTCGTGAAGGTGGCGTGGAGGTTAAGCATGTGGTAGCGGCTGTCGTTGTAGTGCTGGCTTCTGCCGTAGTTGGCTCCGTTGCCGTTGTACCAGATGTCTGCAAGCTGGCTCATGGTCTTGGGCTTCTTGGTGTTGATCTGCTTCAGGAAGCGGGGGTCAACCGTCCGGCAGTATCTTGCGATCCGGTAGCCGTCCAGGTTCAGGGCGCTTGCCAGGAGGTTTTCGTGGCTTGCCATGATGTTGGCCAGGTTCCGAAGGGTCTGGGGGGTGTGGCCGTTGGCTCCGATGTGGATGTGCACTCCGCAGCCGCGGGTGGCGTCGCTCTTGGCTCCGGCCTTGCGGAGGATTCGGATCAGCTCCTGCAGGGTTTCCATGTCGGTGTAGTGCAGGATCGGGGTGACCAGTTCGCACTTCTCATCGTCGGGGCCTGCGATGCTGACGTCCTTCTGGAATTTCCACTCGCGGCCCTGTGCGTCCCAAGCGCTCCAGGTGCTGTAGCCGTTGCGGACGGCGGTGTTCTGGTAGCGGCCGGTTCCGAAGAACTCGGCGGCCTTGCGGGCTGCGGTGCTGCGCTCGATGTTGTTCATCTCGACCTCGACTCCGATGGTCTGCTGCTTCATGGCGTTGATCTGGTTCATGGTTTTTGCGTTCATAATATGTGCCTCCTTGAAGGTGTGTTTTCCTTTGTGTGTGACACATATTCGCTCTAAAACCACATAATATCAAGTCATTTTGCGATAATATACTACACGATTATGGGCCTTATTATGGGGCCTGAATTGTGTATATTATGACTCATTTTTCGCCGATTCTCCGGCAGGAATCCTCGCTGTAAACGACCCCCAGGGAGGAGCCGCAGTCCCAGGAAACATGGATCGTGCCGATGTCGTCGATGCAGCGCACGGTGCCTTGGCAGCCGGGTTGCAACCGGGTGTTGTACGGATCATTCATGTGGACAAGCTCCACGCGACAGCCCGCCGGGTAGCGCCGTTTTAGGGCCTCCAGGGCCTCTTTTGAAAGGGTGCGGATCATTCCTCCACCTCGTTTCTTGTGCCGGACTTGAAGGCCGACGAGCCGGTCAGGTTCCGCAGAAGCACCTCGCGCTCCTGCTTGAACTCTGCGCCGATGAAACCCAGGCGGAGCAGAAAGCACCGGAATGCGTACTTCTCATTGTCCACCGTCTTCTCCTTGGAGTTGATCCGCTTCTGGTTTCGCGCCATCTCACCCAGGGCGGAGATGAAGTGGATGTATGCCTGGGCATCCTCGGCAGCAATGTCAGCCGGGAACCAAGGGAATGCAATCCACTCTTCACCTTCGGTGATGGGCAGGGCATCAACGCCCAGGGCCTTCTTAATCAGAGCGCCCTTGACCTCGATCAAGGAATGCAGGTTTACAAGGGTGCCTTCGGTGAAGTCTGCCCGGGGAAGCTGAATGGAAAGGCAGTCGGGTTCTGCCGGAGCGGGCTCGACTGTCTGCGGAGCGGATGCTTCGAACTCGAAGCCCTCGTCATACAGGTGCTGGAGCAGGCGCTCGATGGTGTCCTCACCGAGACCGGTGAAGATCAGGCTGCCGTCACGCTCCAGGACCTGATCGCTGATGTGGTAAGCGAAGCTGGGCGCGCCAGCATAGGTGGCGGCGGTGCCGAGCCAGGTGGCGATGGCCTCTGCCAGTTCCTTGCGCTTCTTACCGGGTACGTTGAATTTGATTGCCATGGTAATGACCTCCTGTTGTTTTGGGTACGCACATATTCGCTCTAAAACGACAGTATATCAAGTCATTTCCGCACATTTGGGGTGTAGAATAACAGCCCGAGGGATCGGCAAATAGTTGTTCATAGTACACGACAGCATTATTCTGCGCTGTCGGCCTGGTCGCGGGTGGCCACCTGCTTCACCAGGTCGGAGAACATGAGCTTCTCACCACCTCGAATGACATACACGCCATCCGCGTCGGAGGTATCCTCCACATAGCGACGGAGGATGACAGAGGCGTACTTCTCGTCCAGTTCCATGGTGTAGCAGATTCGGTTTGCTTCCTGGCAAGCCATCAGAGTCGAACCGGAGCCGCCGAAGGTATCGATGACGATGGCATTCTCCTGGGAGGAGTTGCTGATGGGATAGGCCAACAGGTCCAGCGGCTTGGAGGTGGGGTGGTTGGCGTTGCGGCTGGGCTTATCGAAGTTCCAAATTGTCGTCTGCTTCCGGTCCGAATACCAGTGATGCTTTCCGTTGGTGAGGAAGCCATACAGCACAGGCTCATGCTGCCACTGGTAATCCGAACGACCCAGGACCAGACTGTTCTTTGCCCATATGCAGCAGCCTGCCAGATGGAACCCGGCATCCGCAAAAGCTCTGCGGAAGTTGAGACCCTCGGTATCAGCATGGAACACATAAGCGGAGCCGCCGGGCTCCAGGTGATCAGCCATGTTCTTGAAGGACGCCAGCAGGAAGTCGTAGAACTCGTCGTTCTTCATGCTGTCGTTCTGAATGGTCAGGCCGGAGGCACTCTTGAAAGATACACCATAGGGCGGATCGGTGACGATCAGGTTGGCACGTTTGCCGTCCATCAGCTTGGCCACGTCCTCCGCGGAGGTGGCGTCGCCGCAGTAAAGACGGTGGCGGCCAACCACCCAGAGATCACCCTTTTCGACAAAAGCAGCTTCCTCCAGGGCCTTGGACAGATCGAAATCGTCATCCTTGACCTTGGGCTCGTCGCCGCCGAACAGGTCAGCGATTTCTTCTGTAGAGAAACCCGTCAGGCCAATGTCAAAGGACACACCCTGCAAGGCTTCGATCTCGATGCGCAGAAGTTCCTCATCCCATCCGGCATCCATTGCCATACGGTTGTCGGCCAGGATATAGGCTTTCTTCTGAGCCTCGGTCAGGTGGTCCACGAATACACAAGGGACCTCGGTGATGCCTTCTTCCTTGGCAGCAAGAATACGACCGTGACCGGCAATGACACCGAAATCACGGTCGATGATGACAGGGTTGATAAAACCGAACTCCCGCAGCGAGGAGCGGAGCTTGGTGATCTGCTCCGGGGAGTGGGTTCTTGCGTTATTCACATAAGGAACCAGCTTGCTCACAGAAACGAGCTGCATTTCAGTTGTGGTAGTCATCACACCAGCCCCCATTCTGCAAACTTCTCAAAGCCGCCCCGGGAGCGGATATACTGGCGGGCGATCTCCACGATCTCCGCGTAGGGTCTGCCGTCAACGGTCTCGTCGCCGATGGCACAGCAGAGGGTCACAGGCTTGCCGCTTTCTTGAGCTTTAAGGAATGCATAAATATTGACCGACACATCCGCTTTGGAGAGGTCCTTGCCATGTAGACCACCACCAGTGACGGAATCTGCCATATCACTTCCGAGCTTGCGGTTGGTAGCACCGGTATCCACGTTTGTGCCTCCGGTCCAGTCACCCAGGGGGTTGACCGTTGCCTTGGGATACATCTTGCGAAGCCCGGCGGAGGGTGCATTCGACTGGCAGAGGATCAGGTGCTCACCGTCCAGGATGTACTTGCCATCAAAGGGAAAGATTTCATAAATTTCCCTGGCGGTATCGGACAGGGTCTTCTGCTCCTTGTTTACCGGGACACCCTTGAAGATGCCGTTGTCGCCGCATTTCACAGAGTGCTTCTGGTTGTCGGCCAGGTGGCGGTCCTGACGGTATTCCCGGTAGTCCACAAGGCAGAAGCCTGCGATGCGTCGTACCGCCCGGCGGATCTCACCTCTGTTCAGTCTGACGGAGGTCTCTGCGATGATATGGCACTTGCCATGACCGATCAGGACCTCCACTGCAATTTTGGGATTCTTTGTTTCTTTGTATGCCAGGTCCACAACGGCCCCGGCGATACGGTCTGCCACCTTGTCAGGGTGGCGCGGGTTGACTTTCTCAAACATAGCGTAATCCTTCCGTTCTTTAGTTTTTGCCCGTCCGGGCCTGAAGCAGCCGTTCCATCACATCGTCCTGGGGAGTGTTGCCACCATACTCGCCGGAGCAGTTTTCCTTGACGATCTGGAAGATCTCCATCCACAGGCGGTTCGTCTGGGACATGAAGTTCTGGCTCATAGCCACGTAGGGACTTTGGATTGCGTTGCCGGTGGTGGGGTGCTTGGCCAGGAAACCGTACTCGGTAACCGCCTCCTCACATTGAATCCACCGGGCGACGCTCATGGCGTAGCGCTCCAGGAGCTGCGGCGAAATGAGTGCCGTACAGTTTCGCTGGGCCAGCCAATTCCAGGTGGCTTCATACACCTGGGCAGCAACGAGCTGCTTACCATCTTTCTGTGTAGCGGAAAGCATCGCAGAGGGCTTCGGCATGGGCTGACCTTCCAGATCGGCTGTGTTATCAAAGTCGATGACAGTCAACTTCCGTCTGCCGGGATTGCCGTCTGCTATTTTTTCAGCCAGGGGTTTCTTTTTTGCACCGGCTCCGACGCGAGCTCCGCCACGATTCGTTCCGTCTTTCGCCACACATTTCACCTCCGTTTCTGGGTGGGGGTATATACCCCGTTTGAAATTGCGATTTTGCACACGACAGCCCACGCCCGTTGCACGGGCAGCGCTCCGTAGAGATTTCGACTCCCCCTAGGGGGTCAGCGGTCATGCCATCTGTCACCGTCGCGTGCCGTAATTTCAGAGTGACAGGGCTTGCAAAGAGCCATGAGGTTTTCTTCCCGATGTGTGCCTCCGCGGGACAGCGGAAGAATGTGGTGGACTTCTTCGGCCGGTGTTACCTTGCCGCTTCGCTGGCAGCTCTCGCACAGCGGGTGCGCCGAGATGTAACGGTCACGAATCCGCTTCCAGGCTCTGCCGTATCTGCGGCGGATCGCCGGGTCACGGTCGTACTTTTCATAGCGGGCGTTTTCCTGCTTCTCATGCTCCTCACAGAATCGTCCGTCGGTCAGCTTCGGGCAGCCGGGGTAAGAACACGGACGTTTGGGTCGCTTGGGCATCCCATTCACCTCCTTCGGAAAACTCTGCCCAGCTTGTACTTGAGGACGTACCATATCTGTTCCAGGGTTCCGACCTTGCGGTAGGCCATGCAAATCCTCCTTTCCGGGCATAAGAAAAGCCCTCGCAGGATCGCTCCCACGAAGGCTTCCTTTGTATTCTGTTTCGCTATTATAAGGATATCATAGGAGCCATAGGAAAAACAGTGAAAACAAGTGAAAGGCTGAATCAGCCGGGAATGCGGACCTGGGCCAGAGCCTGGTCGTGGAGGTAGTGGACGTTGCGGGTGGTGTAATTCATGTCCACCGCGATCTGCTCCCAGGACATGAAACACAGGTAGCGCTTCTCCAGAAGGGTCTGGTATTCGGGGTTCTCCACGGCCTTGACGACGGTGACGATCTCCCGCTTCAGATCCACCAGGGTGTCGATGTCGTGGTTGAACTCCGCCTGCAGGTCGATGATTTTCACAACGGCATCTGCCATGGAAGAAGATCCGTGGTTGGGGTTCCGGGGCATGCCCGTGAGGGTGGCGGTGCACTTGGTGGCCAGCTCGTTCAGAGAAGCGACCTGTGCAATCTTGGCGTCAATGCGCTGATCCAGGCGGTATGCCTGGCTGAGATATTCTTTTGCTGTCATACTGCGACCTCCGTTCTTTTGACTTCTTTGCGGATTTTTTCAATAAGGACTTCGCCGTCCAGGTCGGTGAGGATACCAAACCAGCCAGAGCGGAAGAAGCGTTCGCACTCGTCCCGCGTCGCTTTGGCGGTTTCATCCCAGGGGTAATATTTCAAAGTGCCCAGAGCCTTGCGGTAATCTTTGACCGCTTGGATAATGATGGCGTTTGCCAGCTCGTGATAAGGGTTCATTTCTGTACCTCCAGGTTTGCCTTGACCGCATCGATAAGTGCGGACTGTGTTTTATCCTTCCGGGAAAGGGCTGCCATGATCTGTTCGTCGATGGTGCCGCCGGAAATGATGTGGTGAATGACGACGGTTTCGGCTTGCTGGCCTTGCCGCCAGAGACGGGCGTTGGTTTGCTGATACAGCTCCAGACTCCAGGTCAAACCGAACCAAATAAGGGTTGATCCTCCGGCCTGGAGATTCAAGCCATGTCCGGCCGAAGCGGGATGAATAACGGCGATGGGAATATCGCCATGATTCCAGTCCGTGATGTCCTGGGAGGTTTTGATCTCCCGGACAGAGAACCGTTTCTGTATCCGCTCCAGATCGTGCTTGAACCAGTACGCCACGAGGACGGGTTTGCCGTTGGCGGCTTCGATCAAGTCCTCCAAAGCATCCAGTTTCCTGTCATGGATGGAGAACACTCGCTTGTCATCGCCATATACGGCCCCGTTTGCCATCTGACACAGCTTGCCGGACAGCGCTGCTGCATTTCCGGCATCGATCTCCTCACCACCAAGGGAAACCACCAGTTCCGACCGAAGGGTGTCATATACCTTCCGCTCTTTTTCGGAAAGGTTGACTTTCACCTCGTTCATGATGCATTCGGGCATATCCAGGTAATCGGCTGCCCGCATGGAAATGGTGATATCGGAGATTTGCTGGTAGATGGCATCTTCCGCACCCGGCAGAGGCTTGTAGGAAAAGACCACCTGTCCGTTTCGCTTGTCGGGTCGGAAGTAGTTGTTGCGGTAGTGAGTAATAAAGCGGCCCAGTCGTTTGCCCAGGTCCAGGATTCGGAACTCTGCCCATAAATCCATGAGACCGTTGGTGGAAGGAGTGCCGGTGAGGCCGACAATCCTCTGAACTGCAGGTCTTGCTTTCAGCAGGGACCGGAACCGCTTTGCCTGAAAGGATTTGAAGGAGGATAATTCGTCGATGACCACCATGTCGTAGTCAAACGGGAGGCCGCTCTGCTCAATCAGCCAGGAGAGGTTTTCACGGTTGATGATGTACACGGAAACCCGCTGCAGGAGGGCTGCTTTACGCTCTGTTTCGGTGCCAACGGCCACCGCATAGGTCAGCCCATTGAGATGGTCCCACTTCTCAATTTCGGTGGGCCAGGTATCTCGGGCGACGCGGAGCGGGGCGATGACCAGGACCTTGCGAACAAGGAAGCTGTCGAGGCAAAGGTCGAAAATAGCGGACAGCGTGATCACGCTTTTGCCAAGACCCATGTCCAGAAAGATCGCCGAAACAGGATGCTCCAGAATGAAGTTGGTGGCATAGGCTTGATAGCTATGGGGTTTGTATTTCATCGAGTATCCCTCCAATTTGATCGGCTCGGTCTATGCAGTAAACCGAAAAGCCGAGTGCTTCTAACTGCCTTTTTCGCCTTACTTGCAGAGGGCGCATCATTTTGCCCTCTGCTTTCAGCTCAATAAAGGCGATTTTTCCACCGGGCAGGAGAACCAGACGATCTGGAACTCCATCGAGGCCCGGAGACACAAACTTTGGAGCAAGACCGTGTCTGTCTTTCACGGCTCTTACCAGTTTGGCTTCTGTTGCTTTTTCTCTCATGGAATCTCCTTTGTTGCCGATTGCTGTTGCCGATGAACTTCGGACCTTTTTTCGTATATGCGTATACGCACAGCCGATTTTCTCTCTTTTTCTTTCTCCGTAATCTTTAGTAAGGGAATCGGCAACATCGGCAACAAGGCGGCAAACCACCCTACCGGGGCATGGTTTGGGGTGTTGCCGGTGGCGTTGCCGATCCCCAGTACCGTTAACCATCGGCAACGGAGATCATGTTGCCGAAGCACCATCATCGGCAACACGGACATAGGCTTTCTGAACGCCATAGCCGGGAATGCGGAGCTTGCCTTGGGCGTTACCGGCATAGCGCTGCCAGCCGCCCAGCTTGAAGAGGATACCCTCGATTTCATAGGAGTCGGTTTTCTTGAGCGTTTCGCGGGGCTTGCCGAAACACTCGCACCAGACCTCCATAGCGCAGACACGGGTGCGCTGCACGGTGCCCTCATGCTGATCCCCGCCGAACTCGCTGCCGGAGAGATAGTT